CCAGATATAATCATTGATAAAAACATAGTTGATATTCTCAGAAAGATATAAATAGAGTAATATAGGAATTAAAAATGAGTATATTAAAAAGAGCCGCTGATTTTGCATATACAATAAGGTTTATTACCTTACTTACAACACCTTTTAATAAAACAAAGGCCTTTGAACTTGGCCTTATTGATGAAAAAGGTAAAAGGGATAGAAGTGTAAAATTAGATAGTGAGGATAAAAAATCAGCATATACTACATTCATACGAGTTGTATTTAATATAAAAAGATTAATAGGTAAGGTATCAGGTGGTGATAGATCAATTGCAAACCTTGCTGCTGGTCTTTTATTAATGAAAGAAAATTATGGTGTAAATGAAAAAAATATTGAAAAAGTTTTAAATAAATTAAATATTGATACACTTGATTTTATGGCTGAAAATACACAATGGTTTGTAACAGATGATAAAATGTTATCACCAGGTGTGTATACTGTAAAAAATGAAAAAATAGTAAATACATCATATGAAGAAGTTGTAAAAAGAAATGATAAAATTAGGGTAAAAGAAAACTGTTATCCTAAAGGTGATGTATTTGGATTAGATATATATGAAGTAACACACATTAATACCAATCAACCAATATATGTAACACTGAGCGAATTAAACAGATGAGTTTATGGGATAACATAAGAAAAAGAAGAGCTGCGGGTAAACCTAAATTAAAACCTGGCGATAAAAATTATCCTAAAACCCTGGATATAGACGAAGCGGATAAACGAATACCGAGAAAACCTGGTCAACCTGCAAAATCAGATAAACATAGTGATTTATATACCGATGAAAATCCTGTAGGTACAATTAAAGGTTTAAAATTTGCTACGGTAGATGATGCAGAAAAATCTATAAAAAAGATAGAAAATTCTGGTAAAACTCATGCACATAAAATACAAGCAGCGATTGCAATGGAACAAAGAGCAAGAGTTATGGGTAAAAAGGCAGAAGCCGCTGTATATAGAAAATATATAGAAAAAATGAAAAAAATAACCAAAAAGAGGCAACAAATGAAGGAAGATAATAGAGGATTTCAACCAGCAATGATGTTGCATGAACCTACAAAGAAAAAAATATTGGCCAAACAAGCCAAAAATAGAAAGAAAAAGGAACAGCAGGAGGATGCTCCTGCAACAAATACTGCGTCTATTCCTAATCCTGCTCAAACAGCAATGGGTCCTAGGTTTACAACAACCAATGTTATGGATAGAAGGAAAAAAAGAAGACCAGATGTATTAAAGAGATTTAAAGACTATTTGAAACAAGCAGGACTTAATAATAATGATTAAAGTATATTTCTTTTTATTATTAGCAGGTATTTTGGCAGGTATAGGATATGCCGCCAAATACTACTATGACACAACGCAATCAACAATTGCGGTATTGAGAGAGAACAATGCTCAACTAGAAGTTGCAGTACAAACTGCTAATGAAAGTTTAGAATTAGTTCAAAGTGAAAATAAAAAATATGCAGAATTAAATAATGCATTACAAAATAAATTACAAAGAGCAGAAGCATATAGTGATGAGTTAAGAGGTAAGTTTGCTAATCTTGACTTAGTATTAGAAGCGATGAAAGATGCTCAATCTTTAGAAGGAAAAATGAATGGTGCTACAGCGAAATTATGGCGTGAGTTTATGGCAGATACTGGTAATACTAATACTTATGATAAGCCTCAGTGGTTGCTCGACATGGAGGCCGCAAGAGACGGAAATCAAAACAGTAACGAAAGTGGAGAAACTCCAAGTACCAGTGGTGTCGAGACCGAAACCGCTCCAGTTAATTGATACGAGAGTTCGTGTCGTTACAAAAGAGAATCTAGACGAATTCTTAATAGAGTTTGAAGAACAGTATGGTGATATTGCATTTACTGTATTAAGTATGAAAGATTACGAGAACCTTGCACTCAATATTGCAGAGTTGAAAAGGTTTATAGGACAACAAGACGAGATAATTGTTTATTATGAGGAAGCATTGACTGATGAACCTAACACTGAGGATACACCAACCAATGGAACTATCAACAATTAATCACTTTGCAGAATTAGCAAAAGCCGCATACTTAGATGGTAAAGAAGCATTACAAGCATATAAAGCATTAGGATATGATTTTCATGTATTGAAAGATATAGATGGTGCTCAATGTCATATCATCAGACGTTCAAAAGAGAATGTTACTATACTTTGTTTTAGAGGTACAGAACCTGATGAAATATCTGATATACTTGCAGACCTCAAAGCATTTCCTAGAAAATCATTTAATGATAAAGGATTAGTACATAGAGGATTTCGTGGCGAACTAGACAAGGTTTGGGACGAAATAAAAACTACTCTTGATGCATTTCCTAATACAAGATTATATGTATGTGGTCATTCACTTGGTGCCGCTATGGCAACACTTGCGACTGCTCGTATGCAACAAAGAGTATGGGCATTATATACATTTGGCTCACCAAGAGTTGGTACAAGAAAGTTTATTAAAGGCATATACACAAAACATTTCAGAGTTGTGAATAATAATGATATTGTTACAAGAGTTCCACCTAGATTTATGTTCTATCGTCATCATGGCGAATTAGTATATATAAATCACTATGGTAATATAAGAAAGTTAACACCGTGGCAAAGAATCAAAGATAGATTCAGAGGTTACAGAGATGGTTTACTTGACCCAGTTATGGACCACAGTATGGTAAACTATGTCAATCATACAAGGGATAAAGATGTACAAATATAAATGTAAAGTTTTAAAAGTGGTTGATGGTGATACTGTTGATGTAGATATTGATTTAGGTTTCGGTATCTGGTTAAAGAATGAAAGAGTCAGACTCAAAGGTATCGACACACCAGAATCACGAACAAGAGATTTAATTGAAAAGAAGTTTGGTCTAGCCGCAAAGACTAGATTAAAACAAATGATTGGTAAAGGTGAGAAAGTTATTCTTAAAACCTACGCAGACAAAGATGGTCAAGATATGAAAGGTAAGTTTGGTAGAATACTAGGCGACTTTACATATAAAGAAACAACAGTTGTTAATCAACTAATCGCAGAAGGACATGGTGTTGCGTATGAGGGTCAAAGTAAAGACGATATACAAGACCAACATCTAAAGAATAGAGAAAGACTTATTAGTGAGGGATTAATTACTTTATAATATGAATAGTGAATATTTGAAACTTATAGAATGTTGGGTAGGTAAATCATATGACCCTGATTGGGTTGAGGATAGTTTTATAAAAGATATATTATATGAAACTGAAGAAGATTTACAGAACTTCTCAAAGATGTTAAAGAGTGCAGGTGTCATAGTAAAAAGACCGAAGTACTCAACATATGATGTAAAACAAAAACCTCAATTACTACATGCGAGGGACCATTTACAAGTGATTAATGGTAAATTGTATGTAGGTCCACGATATGAAAATAATATAAAGGATTGGTTAAGATTAAATTATGGTAGATTACCAGTCGTAACACTAGATAATCTTTCTGCACCAAGTATTATCAGAGCAGATAAAGTTATATTTGATGCAGTTGCGATAAAGAAAAAAAGATATGATTGGTTTGTTTCTGGTAATCCTAATGTACCTACAATTTATGAAAGATTAAGTTGTAGAGCAGAGGATATTGAAAGACATAGTGATGGTGTATTATGTGTTGTCAAGGAAGGTGTTATTATTGCAACACACGAGGCAAGAAACCTAGAACATATATTTCCTAATTGGGATATATTATATTTGGAAAAAAATACAAATGAACTAGGTAAGATGGATAAGTCAAGAGATATTGTTTGGCATCCATTACACATACCAGCTGAATATAAAGATTGGGTTGGGTATGCACCTGAAACATTTTTTGATGTAAACTGTTTACAATTAGATAGTGAACATCTTATGGTAACAAGATATAATAAGAAGGTATTTAACTTTCTTGCAAAACATAAAGTTGAACCAATTATTGTTCCATTTAGACACAGATACTTATGGGACGGTGGACTACATTGTATGACATTCGATTATAGGAGAGGATAAATGTTAGGTAGATTATTTGAAGATACACTTTGGATATATACTGGTATAGGTGGTGCACTGGCTGGTGCAGTATTTTTAACTTACTTTAAAGGAACAAGAGCAGGTCTTTGGTGTTATGCAAAGATAGATAACATATTGGATTATCTTGTAGAGAGATGGGGATTAACTTGGCTAGAACAACCAATAGATGGTTGGAGAAAAAAATATCCTCATGTAACTAAGAAGATAGATGAATTAGAAGAACGAATATATTATTTGGAGAGTAAAAATGGCGATGAGAAAAAAATTAGTTGAAGCATTAAAGTCCCATGCAAGAGGACACATTGATAAACATCTTGCAAATGTAGAAGTGTATTTAGAGAATGCCGCTGGTGTAGGTGAACATCCAGACATTATTGAAGCAATAGAAAAGGAACTAGACATAGTTGCACAATATCATGACCAGTTAGAAGTTATTGCAACTTATTTAGACAAAAATGAATAAAAATATATTTACAAAATCATAAAAAGTATATATAATACTACATATAAATTAATCACACAAATTATAGGAGAAAAACATGCCAGCACAGCCTGTTGACACGAGGGAATTTTTGTCGCAAACTAAGTTTTATGAAGGCTATTCAAGATATAAAGATTTAGAAGAAAGATATGAAACGTGGGACGAGGCTGTAGATAGAGTTATTGACATGCATACAAACTATTATAAGGAAAAGAATAATGGTTTGGCTCCATATATGGAAGAAGCAAAACAGGCTTACAAAGAGCAAAGAGTTCTGGGTGCTCAACGAGCTCTACAATTTGGTGGTAGTCAACTACTAAAACATGAAATGAAAATGTACAATTGTACATCAACATATGTTGATCGCCCTGAATTCTTTGGTGAAATATTTTATATACTATTATGTGGTGCAGGTGCTGGTTTCTCAGTACAAAAACACCACGTAGCAAAATTACCAAAAATACAAAATAGAACAAAACAAGCAAAAGGATTTATTGTCGAAGACTCTATTGAAGGTTGGGCATCTGCATTAGATGTTCTTATGTCTTCATTCTTTGTAAAAGGTGGAAAATACCCCGAATATGAAGGCCGTAGAGTATTCTTTGACCTTACACAAATAAGACCAAAAGGTGCTAAAATATCAGGAGGCTTTAAGGCACCAGGTCCAGACGGATTAAGGAGAGCTCTAGATAGAATAGAATATCTCCTTCAAGGTATTGTACTAGATTCAAAAGACCCTCAACCAGTGAAACCAATACATGTATATGATATTGCAATGCATGCAGCAGATGCAGTATTATCAGGTGGTGTTCGTAGGTCTGCAACTATATGTTTATTTTCTGCAGATGATGAAGAAATGATGAATGCTAAAACAGGTAACTGGTTTGTTGATAACCCTCAAAGAGGTAGGTCTAATAACTCTGCCGTAATTGTACGTGATGAAGCAAGTGAAGAACAATTCCATAAAATCATGGAATCTGTTAAACAATTCGGTGAGCCAGGATTTGTCTTCGTTCAGTCAAGTGAACATACAACTAACCCTTGCGTTGAAATAGGAATGTATCCTCAAATCAATGGCAAGTCAGGTTGGCAAGGTTGTAACCTAACTGAAATAAATGGAGGCATGTGCAATACCGAGGAAGATTTTTACAAGGCCTGCCGCGCGGCTTCTATCCTCGGTACCCTACAAGCTGGGTACACAAACTTTAAATTTTTATCTGAAACATCTAAACAGATATTTGATAGAGAAGCACTACTTGGTGTATCAATAACTGGATGGATGAATAACCCTGATGTACTATTTGATGAAAAGGTATTGAAAAAGGGTGCACAGATAGTGAAAGATGTGAATAAGGAAGTGGCAGAAATTATTGGCATTAATCCTGCGGCAAGAACAACATGTGTAAAACCAAGTGGTAATGCATCTGTATTATTACAAACTGCAAGTGGTATACATGCAGAACATAGTCCAATGTATATCAGAAATGTACAGATGAATAAAGAGTCAGAAATCACACAAGCAATCATGCAATCCAATCCTTATATGGTTGAGGAAAGTGTATGGTCAGCTGGTGGTACAGATGTTGTTGTTTCATTTCCTATATTACCTAAAAAAGGTTCTTACTATAAAGATGACCTACTTGGAATTGAACATTTAGAGTTAGTGAAAAAAGCACAACAAAACTGGGTTGTTGCTGGTACAAACGAAGAGTTATGTGCAGACGAAGGTATCAGGCATAATGTATCTAATACAATCATTGTCGACGATTGGGACAGGGTAGAGCGATATGTATTTGAAAATAGGTATTTCTTTTCAGGGATTTCTTTCCTCGCAGCGACAGGCGATAAGGATTTCAACCAAGCACCAAATACAGCAGTTATTGATGCAAAACAAATGGTTAGTAAATATGGTAACGCTGCAATATTTGCTTCTGGTATGGTTGTAGATGCATTAAAATGTTTCAAAAACTTATGGGATGCATGTGCAACTGCTCAAGGTTTTGGTGAAAATATAAGTGAAGAATCTTCTGCTAACGCACTTAAAAGAGATTGGGTAAGACGATTAAAACAATTTGCAGATAATTATACAGATGGTGATATCAAACAAGCAGAGTATTGTTTAAAAGATGCTTATCTCTTACATAAATGGAATAAAATACAAGATAATCTTTCAGAGATTAATTGGTTAGAAGATGTAAGAGAAAAAAAATATACTGACATAGATACATTAGCTGCGGCCGCATGTGCAGGTGGTGCTTGTGAAATCGACTTCTAAAATACCATCCCCTTGCAGACAAATATGTATATTGAATAATGTCGGATATTGTATTGGCTGTGGGAGAAAAAAGGAAGAAATAACAGAGTGGATAAGAGCAACAGATGAACGAAAACAACAGATACTAGAAAGGATCGAGAATGAGCGCTGGTTTAGACGAATACCAACTAGAATGTGATGAATGTGGTATAATTTGTTTTGTTCAGGTATCTCATCAACCAGAGTTTTGTCCTTGTTGTGGTTCAGAAACATATGCCGTATTAGTTGATGAGGATTTTATCTCTCATTTCTTTGATAAAGATACGGAATAAATAAATGTATGTGGTTATATAATGAAAAACAATTCAATGAAACACCCGAAGATTATCAAGGATTTGTGTACCAAATTACAGAACTCTCCACAGGCAAAAAATATATTGGTAAAAAAAATTTCTGGCGTCCAAAGACTCTTCCTAAAAATAGCAAACGACCTAGAAAAATTAAAACCCGAATTGAATCAAACTGGCGAGAATACTATGGGTCAAACAAAGAACTCCAAGAAAACGTCAAGGAAAACGAAGAAGACTACAAAAGAGTAATCCTACAACTTTGTAAAACAAAAGGCGAAATGTCATATTACGAGGCTAAATTACAATTTCAATATGATGTATTATTATCAGATGAATATTATAATGAATTTATTGGTTGTAAAATACATTCCAAACATATAAAAAAATAAAAATTGTTAATAAGTTCATAAGTGATTGATCTTAAAGGAAACTTTTTTTAAAAAAAACGCATTTTTTTGTTTACAAAGGTCTTTTTTTATGATAGTATGTACATATAATAATTAATGAGGAGATTATATTATGAAACTAAAAAATTATATTATGAATATAGAAGAAAAAATTGACAACATTCCAGGTATCATGGATAAAACTTCTGAAGCAGAATCTGTACAAGAACTTATTAGATTTGTTTTAGACTATCTAGATCCATTCCATGATATGAGTAAATTTGATAGTGGTATAGTTAAAAATTATGTAAGACACACATTTAATGAATATTGGAGTCTTGTATAGTGGTAGAAACTAGAACACTTTGGCAGAAA